CAGAAGCACTATATGAAAAAAATAGTTCTGTAATGTACAATGATAAGGTTCTATCTAGTGAAACACAACTTCTTGAAAAAGACTATACAAATAGAATAGGCAGTATTTTCCTAAACTTAAATATGATAGATTATATAGCCTCTAAAAACTCAACCAATACTAATTACACAGTTGGTAATTTTGTTACTGACATATGGGACGAAGTAAATAAAGCATGTCCTAATCATAATTTTGTTCTTACAGATGATAAAGAGTCTAATTGTCTTTATATAATAGACCTCCCTGTAAATAAAGAAGACCTTCCTCCAGCGCCTGAATTACATGAATTTATCCCTTTTAGTAATAAAAATATTCTTCGTAATTTTAGCTACACTAGTAATGTTCCTAGTGCCCTATCGTCTACTATAGCCATACAAGCCCAAGACCCACGAAGTATCCAAGATATAGATGGAGTAACATTTGCTGCATTTAATAGAGCTATTAAAAACCGTTTATTTAGTGTTGATACTGAATCAACTTGGGTAAAAACTCAGGCAGATATTAATAGAGAAGCAGGAAATTATTACAAAAAAAGATCCCTTCTTCAAGAAGAGTTATTTAACTATCGGTATAATTTCTTTAGTGACTTAGTTGCACAAGCTAATGACCAAGACTTAAAAGGTGGAAATATAGGGGGTATCTTAAAGGAATATCAACAAATGAGTACATATGTAAGTGAAGCCAAAAATTTAGGCACTAGCTTCACTTCAGTAATCCCCCTTGAATTTAATGCTACTTTAGATGGTATTTCGGGAATAGTAATTGGAAATTTATTTAAAGTCCAAAAAGACCGTCTTCCTAGGGCATATGCCAAAACCGATATTGGGTTTATAGTATTTAATGAAGAACAAAAAATCACAGCAGGTGGTGATTGGACTACTGATATAAGTGGTAAAATGGTAATCTTAGACTCTGACAAGAAAAAACTCCCCATAAGAGTAACCCCAATCACTAACGAAGTCCAAAACGTAATATTTGGTACTTTCCCTGATCTTTCTTAATACACCTATATTATAATGGCTTACTTACCTAAAAACCAATACCAACAGTATTATACTAATGGGGATGAATATAGATTAATAACAGAATCTACCCCATACACAGGAAACTATATTATCACTTCTGCAGGTAAAGTATTTGCGGGTACTAGCCCCCAAACCATTTTAGGCAGACTAGTCAGTATAAATAGAAACTATAATAATATAGATAATTCTAATTCTAACAATAGAACGTATACAGCTTTAAAGCAAAGATTAGCTGCTAAACAAAGTTCTTACATTACTATTCCTTCTGACCAACCCACCCCTACAGCTACTGAATACGCCCAAGGATTTTTTATCAGATATTTAGCTGTTAGACTAAATACTAAGGGTTATTTTGAAATATCTAAAGATACTTACGAAAATTTCTCTAAACGCAATTACAATAGAGACTTATATAAAACTTTCTCGGTCCCTTGGTCATTAAAAGAAAATAATGAAGAAGAAAATTTAAAAACCCTTAGGTATTATGATACTAAAGTACCTGGTATATTCAATTTTTTTCCTAACAAAAAACAATATGCTTATAAGAGAGGAGTAATTAATATAACACCAAGTTCTAGAATATATCCTACGGGTGAAGTTATCCCTAAAGGGTTACCTGCGGCTTACCAAATAGGAAATGACAAAATCAACACTGTAAATAATTCTAACGTCCCTAAAAACCAACATTGTGGTAATTGTGTATTTAACCAAAATGGACAATGTACTAGATGGAATGCCCAGATTAATAAAAAATATTGGTGTGCTGCCTGGGGGCAACTTGGTTCTGAATAATAAATTTCGTATATTTGGGGTATGTACTACCTCATAGAAACACAAGAACAATTAGAACGGTTCTTCGAAGGTGAGGGTAACGAGTGTTACCTTCAATTCGTTACGAATAACGACGACACTCACCCTAAATTACAATCGCTTTGTGCCTTGTACATTTATTCATTTAGTAGGGAAAAGGGTTTTATGATTAATCTAAATCACCCAGAGGGATTTGAGCTTGATTTACCAATAAAGTATTTAAGGTCTTATACAAACATATTCGTTAAAGAAAAAGCAAAAAGCTTACTATATATCCCCACACTCCCTTATACGGATATACAAAGCATATACTACTTATTAAAAAACGAACCACTACCCGCGTTGCCAAAAACTGGAACACACACGTTCTATGAGCGCAAATACGGCGCAAATAACGTGAATAAAATAATTCCACTTGCAAAGCACTACGAGGCGTTGACTAACGAATTTGAAGCGATTTACCCGTATATTCGTAGCTATAAAAGTGAGGAATCAAACAAGTGGTACAACGAAATATTTATACCCACACTAGCCAAAATGGTAAGTGAAGGCTTTAAAATTAACGACACATTCAAACAACACTTTGATATAAATGAAAAATTCAGCGTTCACGACTCCAAAATATACGGATGGTATAATTTTTGCACTACAACAGGACGTCCTACAAACAACTTTAATAGCGTTAATTTCTCAGCTCTAAAACACGATACAGGCGAGCGAGACGGTTTTGAAGCAGACAACGACATGCTTATTGAAATGGATTTCGAGGGTTACCACCCACGAATCATAGCGCGTTTGTCAGGTGGTGAATTAGATAAAAGCGAATCTGTTCACACACAAATGGCAAAAATGTATTTTGACACTGAAGAGATAGACGCTGAAATGTACAAGCGAAGTAAGGAGCTTACTTTCCAACAAATGTACGGCGGTATAAATAAAAAATACCTTAAACACGAGTACTTTAATAAGGCACAACAATTTATCAACGAGTTGTGGCGAGAGTTTAATACACAAGGGTATGTTAAAACTGTAATTGCGAGGCGCAAGCTTTTAAAAGACAACTACAAAAACATGACCCCCCAGAAGCTATTTAACTACTATATTCAAGCGTTTGAAACGGAGTACAACTTTACAATGTTGTCAAGGTTGTTTAAATTGCTCGAGGGAAAGAAAAGTAAGGTCATCTTATATGTGTATGACTCTGTGTTGATAGATTTTTCGTTGGAGGATGGTAAAGAAACACTTCAAGCGATTAGATCGATAGTTTCGTCTGATTTTCCTATAAAACTAAAACGAGGTAGCACATACTCTTCTTTAAAGGACCTTTGATATTTATTGTGGAATAACACAATACATATTTAAAATGAACAACAAACTTTATTGCACCTTTCTCCAAGATGAGGGGGTTGATGAAGTTGTAGATAGAATTCTTGAGGAGCACGATATCTTATTTAATAAGATTTTTGTTTTAGTTTCGTTAGATGACCATAAAACTATGTTGACTTACAACATTGATGGTCCTATTTATAACCTTCAGTTACCTAATACTATTTTGGTACACAGGAAAAAGCAAACAAACACACTATATACTATAAACGCCTTAAATGAGGTGATTAAATATTTGAATGGTGGTGTTTTAGACACTACATATCAAGTGGATTGGACACGATTCCGTAACAGCCTTCTTTTGACTCGCCCTGGTGGGTTTAAAAAGGTTAGGACTCGTTTAAAAACAATTATTGAAATAGAGTAAAAAGCCTTCTGGTAAGATTTGGATTCACTGACCTGGGTTATTATATTTACCCAAAATTAAAAGGTCATGAATCTAGACGAAATTAGAAAGCGCATGGACCGCTTGCAAAACAAGTCCAATGGCAAGTCAAAATCCGACTACAAAGCCAACTTTTGGAAACCACCTAGCGGTGAGAAATCAGTTATTCGTATTGTGCCCTATAAGCACAACAAGGAAGTACCATTCACTGAATTGTATTTCTACTTCGGCATTGACAAACCCAGAATGATGTCACTCTCAAATTTTGATGAGTCTGATCCAATTTTGGAGTTTGCATCACAACTACGTAAGTCCAATGATCCAGACAACATGGCATTGGCGAAAAAGCTTTATCCTAAAATGCGTACATTCGCACCTGTAATTGTTAGAGGTGAGGAAGATAAAGGTGTACGTTTTTGGGAATTTGGTAAGATGGTTTATCAAGAACTCCTTGGAGTTATGATGGATGAAGATTATGGTGACATCACTGACATTGCTCAGGGACGAGATGTTACTGTTGAAGTTATTCCAGCAGCTGAAACTGGTAAAATGTATGACACAACTACTGTTCGTGTTAAACCAGTTCAGACCCCACTTGCAGACAGTGCAGAAAAAGTTGAATCATTCCTTGAAAACCAAAAGAATGTTATTGAATTATTCAATAAGTACTCATTTGATGAAATGAAGGAATCACTTCAGAAGTACTTGGCACCAAGTGAAGAGCAGGAAACAGTGGAGGCAACATCACCTACAAAAGAAAAGGTTGACCTCGATTCTAAAATAGACGATTTATTCGGTTAATATGGCAAAGAAATCTAACAATACGGCCCTAGACGGGGGAAGTCTTACTGACGAACTAGCAACATCGCTAAATAAGAAGTTCAGTAAGGAATACAATCAAGTAGCTTACTTTCTTAACGGTGGGGATGAATCACCAACAGATGTAACATCCTGGGTATCTACAGGGTGTACACCACTCGATTTGGCGATTTCTAACAGACCAAATGGGGGTTTGCCTGTTAGTAAAATTGTTGAGATTACGGGCCTAGAGCAAAGCGGTAAATCCCTCCTAGCAGCTCACGTAATTGCTTCTACACAAAAGCAAGACGGTGTGGCAATATACATTGATACTGAATCAGCACTAGATGCACAGTTCTTAACCGCCATAGGAGTTGATGTTGATAAGATGCTTTACATCCCTCTTGATACAATTGAGGATGTTTTTGAAGCAATGGAAGACATCATCGTAAAGATTCGCGAAAAAAATAAGGACAAACTAGTGACTATTGTAGTAGACTCTGTAGCCGCCGCAACCACGAAAATTGAGTCTGCAGCCGACTATGATAAAGATGGTTATGCTACTGCTAAAGCAATTATCATGTCTAAATCAATGCGCAAAATTACCAATTTGATTGGTAAGCAAAAAATCCTGTGTGTATTTACTAATCAGTTACGTCAAAAACTAAACGCGATGCCGTTTGGGGATCAATACACAACGTCAGGAGGTAAAGCGCTCCAATTCCACGCCTCAGTTCGCTTGCGACTCAAAGGAGTAGGCAAGATCAAAGAGAAAGTTAATGGTGTGGATGAAGTAGTTGGACAGGAAGTTGAATGCGTAGTTGTTAAAAATCGCCTAGGCCCACCTAACCGAAAAGTTCGTTATAACGTCTTTTACGATTCCGGGATTGACGACATTTATGGTACCTTAAAATTGCTTAAGGAGTACAAGATTGTTAAGCAGGGAGGAGCATGGTACAAGTATACCACAGCAGATGGAGAAACTCACCAGTTCTTAGCTAAAGAGTTTGGAGATCTGTTAGACAGCCACCCTACAGCTAAAGAAGAATTGTACGAAGCCCTTTGTGAGAAATACATTATGAAGTATCGTCACGAAAAGGAAGATGGTCTAGATCGTGACCCCGAAGAAACCATAACTGAGAATGAGTAATTTCGAAGATATCTTAAATAACATATCCCGTGAAGAGAAGCATCCTAATGACAGGGTGCTTCTCATTGACGGATTAAACATATTTTTAAGAGCATTTGCTGTAAATGTTGC